GCCCCTGCCCCTGCCCCTGCCCCGTTCCAACCGACGCCGGAGCAGGAAGCTCAGATTGCGCTGCTTCCGGCCGCGCAGCAGCAGCAACTGAGAGAAGTCCTCCAGAACCCCCCTCCGAACATGGAACGCGACGAGCTGATCCGGATGGTTGTCCAGGCCCACGTGCCCGCTACTGGCGCTAAGACGCAGGGCAAGGCCGGGCCCGGCCGGCCGCCGTCGAAGACACCGCCCACCAAAGCGGATATCACCAAGCTGATCGTAGGATGCGCGAGCGCCGGGATCCCCGCGGACGACGCACGCAAGTATTATGAGCTGCTCTGTGAGCTCGTCGCGAAGTAGACGCCGCCGTGGCGAAGTGCTAGCACCGCGAAGCGTGCTAGCACTTCGCCAGCGCCTCGCCGATCTCGAGTCCTGCGTGTCCGAGCTCGGCGCGGCGCTGGCTGACCAGGGCCTAATCCCGAAGTGCTCGACCCCCTGTGAAGTGATCGACGCTATCCGCAAAGCATGCAACTGCTAGATCAGCTGCTCGCCCGCGAAGGCCGGACCTGCGGAGACCTGCTCAGCGGTTCCGGGGAGATCGCGAAGCGACTACGCCAGGACGGGATCAGGCGCGGGCCGGATCTGGATCGGGTGCTTGGGATTACGCGGCGGGAGCCTGGCTCAGACGAGCTAACTGTGCAGCTCTCGCGGGCGCTGCGTCTTCGTACGACCCCCGCGTGTCCGCTGTGCTCGGGAGATCTTTCATGCCGGCTTTGTTCCGGTACGGGCACCGTGATGCTACGGGACGCGCAAGCGATCGCGCTCCGGGAGGCGTACGAGCGCCGCGGACTCGTGGCGCATATGCGCGTCGGTTCAGGGAAAACGCTGGTGACCTTGCTCGCGCCGACGTTGCTTGAATCACGCCGCCCGGTGCTCATGATCCCCGCCGCGCTCCGCGAAAAGACGCTGCGGGACTTCGCTGTACTCCGCAAGGGCTGGAACGTGCGACTTCCGGAGCTGGTCTCGTACCAGGAAATGGGCCGACCGGATCGTGAATTCAAGCTCGCCGATCTCGCGCCGGACTTGCTGATTCTAGACGAATTCCAGGGCGCGCGGAATTGGGACGCGGCCGTGTCCCGCAGGATTGAACGCTGCGTGCAGAGTCGGGCACCGAACGTGCTTGCGCTTTCGGGGACGCTGATCACTGATCAGCTCCTGGACTACTGGCACGCGCTGATCTGGGCCCTGCGTGTCAACGCTCCAGTCCCGCTTGTGCGCGCCGAGGCTGAGCGCTGGCAGCAAGCGCTGAACCCAGGGAACGCGCTGCGCCGGATCGGGCGCGGCGCGTTGGACGAGATCCCGGGTGGCTTTGCAGAGTGGATCCGCGGGTCCGCCGGCGTGCTCGTGGACTCCGGCACGGACTGCGGCGCGGCGATCGAGATCACCCGCTGGCGTCCGGTTGTTCCCGCGGAGCTGCGGAAGGTGATCGAGGACACTGCTATCAGCGCGTTGCGTCCCGATGGCGAGCTCTTGGACCAGTGGGAGCTTGCCGATTGCCTGTGCCAGCTCGCGCTCGGGTTTTTCTACCGGTGGGATCCCATGCCACCGAGCTGGTGGCTCCAGCCGCGGCGGGCATGGCGAAAGTATGTCCACGCAGTGCTCGATAGTAGACATGATCGGTTCGACTCCGAGGCGCTGATCGTCAACGCGCTGGACCGGATCAGACGCCAGGGCTCGCGCGGCTGTCCGGTCCCGCCCGGGCACGACGAAGGAACGCGCCGGCTCGCGGCCTGGCGCGCGGTCCGGGACAAATTCGAGCCCAATCCCGTTCCCGTGTGGCTCGACCGGTCCGTGCTTGCAGCCGCGGCCGCGTACGCGCACGAGCACAGCGCACTCACGTGGGTGCGGTACCGAGCCGCCGGGCACGAGCTGGATCGCCAGGGGCTGCCGTACTACCCTGGCGGGACCAATCCCGAGTCCGCCCCGCCCGGTTCCCCGATCGCACTCTCGATCGCGTCCCACGGGACGGGCCGGAATCTGCAAGCGTGGATGAACGCGCTCGTACTCACGCTGCCCGCGAACGCGGACGCGTGGGAGCAGCTGATCGGCCGCATCCACCGGCCCGGCCAACGCGCCGATCTGGTGACGGTCGGGATCCTGGATTCGATCGACTACCACGCTGACGTCCTAGAACGCGTGCGGGCAGAGGCTCGCTCGATTGCGCGATCTACTGGACTCCCGCAGAAATTCGTTGACGCCACGTGGCGCTGACGTGTACGATCCGAAAGGCGAAAGGCGAACCTATGCAACCACCGAGCAACGCACCGTTCCCACCCGGGTTCCCGCCCGGCGCAGTGCCGGCCCCGGCCCAGGCCCCGGCCCCGGCCCCGGCTCCTGTTCACCCGCAAGCACCGCCCCCGGTGCCGGCGCACCAGCATCAAGCCCCCGCCGCGCTTCCGAGTCTGGCCGGAGCTCAAGTCGGGAACCAGACTGGCCGTCCGCTTCCGAGCGGATACGAGTACGTGGTCGAGATCACGAAAGTAGACGCAAAGCAAACGTACTACGGCCTGCGATTCATCGTCGAATTCAACGTGCTCGAGAGCACGAACCCGAACGTGCGCCCCGGTGAGCCGTATTCATGGGCTAAGCCCTTTCAGGACCAGTACGGACACGGCCCGAACGAGATCAAGGGCTGGCTGTGTCAACTGATTGAGCACCTGGTGCCGGACAGCAGTCCCGGCACGCAGTGGGACGATCGATTTTTGGCGTGGGTGGTAGACGCGACGCACCAGCCCGCGGCCGGCACCAAGTGGCATTGCCGGGTGTGGGATAAATCGAAGCGCAACCCAACACCGGGCACATCCCCGGTGATCTCGATCGTCGACTGGTTGATCTGGGATGGCCAGTCACTCCAGGCCACGGCCGCCCCGGTCGCGGCTTCCGTGCCAGCTTGGATGGCTCCAGACCGGCCCGCCGGGCTGAATACCGGTGAACCTCCTCCCGTTGCCCAGCCCAGCGCCCAGCCCGTCCAGGCGCCGCCAGGCTACCCGCCCGGCCTGCCGCTACCTCCGGGGATCGGACGATGAACGACCACCATCACCCTGAGCCCGAGCCTGAGCCCGAGCCCGAGCCCCTGCGCTATCGCGTGGTCAAGGTCCCGTCCTCCGCGGAGCTGCTCGACGAATACTACGCCTCGCGTGAGTTTGATCCCGGCCTCCATCCCTGCGACGACTCCAGCTAGTGCTCGCTCTCGACACAGAAACCACGCTAGCCACCGACACTGAGCCCGTGCCTCGCTTGGTGTCGGTGGCGATTTTCGACGGCAAGCAGGAAGGACTGTACGCCGCACATGATCCACACGCACAACTAGCGGCAGGATACGCTCTCGAGTGTGGGATCGTGTGCTCGTTTACCCCCTTCGACGTGTTCGTGCTCTTGCGGCAATGGCCGGGGCTGGAGCAGGCGATTCTGCGCGCGCTCCTGGAAGACCGTGTCCACGACACCGCGACGCGCGAGAAATTGCTCGACATAGCCGCTGGCCATCGGTACCGCGCAGGCGGGTACTCGCTCGCGGCCATGCTCTCGCGGCGGTTCGATCATGACATGGCCAAAGGCGAGGACACGTGGCGCAAGCGGTACGGAGAGCTACTTAGGCTCGAGATCACGGCCTGGCCGGCCGAGGCCCGCGAGTACGCTCTCGAGGACGTTCGGTGGACGTGGCGACTCTGGGCCGACCAAGAGCAGCGCCGCGGGCTCATGGGCGGGGACTTGCTAGAGGACGAGACGCGGAAGGTACGCACACACGCGGCGTTGTACGCTCAGACGCTTCGTGGGGTACTGACTGATCAACCCTACGTGACGAAGTTACGGGAGTCCTTGGATCAGAAGATCCACGATACCGGGAATACGCTAGCCCTGCTCGGGCTCGCGCGCTGGCAAGGCAAGGCGCGCCCGAAGCTCTCGCAGAACACCAAAGCTGCTCAGTCACTCATGGCCCGTTTCTGTGAACAGCACCGCGTCCCTGTGCCAAAGACTCCGACCGGGGTTGCGTTGAGCGAAGACGCGATGCGGGCCGCGGGCGTCCCCGGTCCCGAACGGGACGAGAACGGAAACGAGATCATCGGCACCGGCCACCCGCTTACGATCTTCCGCCAACGCAAGAGTCTCCGCACGCAGCGTTCACGGCTTGTGCCGGTGCTCCAGCGCCCGATCGTCCGCACGCGATATGACGAGCTGGTAGACACCGGCCGCACGAGCTCCAGCGCTCCGGACGAACCGTGGGCTGGGACGAATTTCCAGAATCTCCCTACCAGCGGCGGATACCGCGAATGTCTAGTGCCTCCGCCTGGCGAAGCGTTCGTGATCTCGGACTGGAGCGGGGCTGAGCTGGTAACACTTGCTCAAGTTCAGCTGGACGTGCTCGGGCGGTCCACGCTTGGAGAGATCTTGATCTCTGGCCGGAACCCGCACACCGAATTCGCGTGCCGGCTCATGGACATACCCTCGGACCAATACGACCCCAAGAACCCACAGCACCTGAAGATCCGGCGCATCGCCAAAGCGTGGAATTTCGGGCGACCGGGCGGGATGGGCGATGCGGCGTTCCAGCGCCAGCTTCGACGCGGCGGGATTGAAATGCCGATCGATGAAGTGCGGCGGAACAATGAGATCTGGCACGAAACTTTGCCAGAAATGCGCTTGTACTTTGATTGGATCAAATCACAGCCGTGGCGCCTGAAGATTCTCAAGGACGGGCGCGAGATCAAGACATACACGATCCGTCAGGTCCGGTCAAATCGGATCCGCGGCGGATGCACGTTCACCGAAGCGGCCAACACCATGTTCCAGGGCTTGGCTGCGGACGCGGCCGGTACTGCTCTGTGGTGGTTATGGCTCGATTCCCGGAATCCAGACTCTCCACTTTGGCGGGGCGAGCACGTGACATCACAAGTCCTGTTCGTCCACGATGAACCGGTATCGTCCGTGCCGATCGACCGCGCTGAAGCGGCGCAGGCTCGGCAGGAGCGGATCATGATTGAGGCGTTCCGGCACTGGTGCCCGGACGTACCGATCACAGTAGAGTCCCGGATCGCGGAAAGATACGGCAAGTGAGCCGCGGCCGCAAACTGATCACGCAATGCACCGCGACCGAGTGGCGGGATCTGTGCCGCGCAATCCGTGCCTGCGTCCCGCCACCGGAAGGGTACTCGTGGCGGTGGATCTGGAGCCGCAACGTGGGCCCGCACGACCGAGGAGATTGCGACCGCACCCCGGGCCGTGACGGACGCACCGGTACGATTACGATCCGCGTCGCTCGGGGTATGTCACTCACCGAGACCCGCGACATACTGATCCACGAGATCGCGCACGCGTTTGATCGCTGGGATCATCACGGGTGGGCGGGTGACCACGGGGACACGTTTTGGATCTGGCACGGCCGGATCTATCGCCGCATTTGGGGGACATCATGATCGCCGAAAACGGGCCGATGCTGTGGGAGTTATCGTGGCGAACAGATCCACGCGCGCGGCAGTTAGCGGATCGCCACTACAATCGCCAAAAAATTGGATCGCCTGGATTTGTTCCGCCAGGGCGGTGCTTGGTCCTCTACTCTATTCTAGGAGACGCGTTTTGGGTAACGTCGTGGCCGTTTGTACAATACGTACGCCACGCGTGGGCAGGTGCGTGGATCTGTTCGGCGTTCCGCAATGAAGGCTCAGTACTGTCGTCACACCTGATCCGCCAGGCCGTATCCGCGACGCGGTGGAAATACCCGGAACCGCCGGAATTAGGTATGGTAACTTTTGTGAACGCTGGCAAAGTACGTCGAAAACGAGATCCGGGGCGCTGTTTCCTGCGAGCCGGTTTCCGAAACGTTGGTAAAACCAAAGGCGGCCTAATCGCACTGCAATTGTTACCCGATCAAATGCCAGCGCCGTGCGCGCCTCTAAGGTGGAAGTAATGAAACCAGACACGCCGCTACGCCAATCCGTGCTCAGAATCCGACCAATCGATCCGTGCCCGGACGACGCGCTCACTCGGGCTTACGATCGCCTGGACTACCGCCTAGACCGAGCGGAGCTCGTCTCGCTCCGAGATCGCATCACAAGGCCGGAAAGCAGATGACAGGAAACGCGGCATTATTCGGGATCGGCGGCGAGCGCCCGCAGGAGATCTTGACTCCAGATCTAATCCTGGCCCCGCTTCGAGCGCTCTGGGGCGAGATCGTCTGCGACCCCGCTGGCTCATCACAGCACACGATCGCGCGCGTGACCGCGTACGAGAGCGACGACGGACTCTCCGCGGCCTGGCCGGATCGCACCTACTGTAATCCGCCGTTCAAGCACCTGCGGCACTGGCTCCGGCACATGGTCGAGCACAGCAACGGGCGTTCGTGTATGCTCGCGCCCGTGCGGACGCATCGGCAATGGTGGCGCCGCGACGTGGAGCAGTGCTCGGTGGTGGTCTGGCTCGATCCGTTTGCGTTCGCCGGGTACGATCAGTCGTTCCCTGCGCCCGCGTGCTTGCTCTTCACTCGTGAGTCGCTGGAGGTAGTCCGGCTCCTGTTCGGGCACTTGGGTTCAGTCACCCGTCCGCCGGTGTTCTTGGTCTGAAATGTCTTCCGTCCTAGGCTCGATCATGATAGTCTGTTCCCTGGCGATCGCGTTCGTGTACTACCGAGGAAAGGAATCGCCCCGTGCTAGTCTCTGATACCGCTCTACAGCCTGCGCAAGCGAAATCCGGCTTCACGAAGAACGAGATCGATCAGATCACGGCCGCGCTCGCGGCCTACCCGATTGACTCGCCCGAGCGCGTAGATTGGGCCGGTCAAGTGATCGCGGCCTACCCGATTGACTCGCCCGAGCGCGTAGATTGGGCCGGTCAAGTGATCGCGGAGATCGCTGCTCAGCGCGACGCGTGGACAACCGAACGCGATAGCGTCGCGAAGCCGCTACGGAAGATCGCCACCAGGGTGTCCAGCCGGTGGAAGCCCGCGATCGACGCCGCGGACGCAGCGATCAACACGCTCAAGGCTGCGGTAAAAGCGTACCGGGACCAGGTCGCGGCCGAGCAGGCGCGAGCGCTCCAGGCCGCGGCCGTGGAGCAGGACCCCGAGACCGCGCGAGCCGAGATCGCCCGCACCGTCCAGGCCACGGCCCCGGTACCGTCCACACTCAGCGAGCGGACAGTGTGGAAGTGGGAGATCGAGGACGCGAGCAAGATCCCGGCCGATTACTACCTCTTGGACGAGCAGCGGATCTCGCGAGAGGTTCGCGCGTCCAAGGAACACACAAAGATTCCAGGGATCCGCGTGATCCGGGACACGGAGATCGTGAGACGTTGAGTGATGAACAGATCATTGACTTGATTCGCGCCTGGTCTGGTGGGCACTGGTTCCGGGCCGTTGACTTACTCGAGGACGACGCGCCCCCGCTGAACGTGGAAACGTCGAACAACGCTCAGCTCGGCCGGTGGCTCGGGATGCTCAAGGACCGGACCCGAGCCCTGGAGCAGAAAAAAGACGGATCCGGGCGCCGGTTCTGGCGCGTAATCCCGGACCAGGCCGAGCAGGACGCCAGACGTGTCCGCGCGCAAACTGACTGGAGCGAGCACACCGAAGCGGACCGTCCCGGTGCTTTGCTGGATACCGCGCCGGGCTACCACGTCCGGGGCGTCTCCACGTTGCGGGATCGGAACGGCCGTGTCGTACTCGCGTGGGAGAAAACCGCCAGAGACAAAGATTCGCAGCTCCAGGCCCTGCTAGCCGCGGTCGCCACGATCGGGGACAAACTCCCGCGCGAGCCGCTGGTCGCGCTGGGGACGGTGAACGCTGATCTGGACGACGATTTACTGTGCGTCTATCCGCTCGGGGATCCGCACTTCGGACTCTATTCCTGGGCGCAGGAGACCGGCCAGGACTTCGATCTCAAGATCGCGGAACGCGGCCTGGTCAGCGCTGCCGATCGGCTTGTGATGCTGGCGCCTCCGGCACGGCGCGCGCTGATTCTCAACCTCGGAGACTTCTTCCACAGCGACAACCAGCAGAACCGAACCTCCAGAGCCGGGAATGCGCTGGACGTTGACAGCAGGTGGGCACGGGTGCTTCAGGTTGGGATCCGAGCCATGACGCGCGTTGTAGATCGGGCTCTCGAAAAACACGCCGACGTAATCATTAGGTGTGAGATCGGCAACCATGACGATCACACTTCGATCGTGCTCGCCACGGTGCTGGCGCATCACTATGACGTCAACCCGCGCGTGACGGTAGACACGTCCCCGACCCAATTCTGGCGCTACCGATTCGGCCGGTGCCTGCTTGCGACGACGCACGGCCACACCTGCAAACTCGTGAAGCTCCCCGGGATCATGGCGACCGATTGGCCGGAGGATTGGGGGGCGACCGAGCACCGGCGATGGTACGTCGGGCACTTTCACCACGAGCGCGTCCAGGAGCACCCGGGATGTACCGTCGAAGTGTTCCGCACGACCGCGGCCCGGGACGCATGGCATGCCGCGGCAGGGTATCGCTCCGGCCGCGATCTTCGCCTTCATGTCTGGCATAGCAAGCGCGGACTGATCAGCACCACTAGAACCGAACCGATCCTTTAGCGAAAGGCAACACGATGCGTAACGTGATGATCGATCTAGAGACAATGGGCACCGGCACCAGAGCCGCGATCGTGGCGATCGGGGCTGTGGACTTCGAGCCCGGCAGGCCAGAGATTGGGCGAGAATTCTACAGACGGATCGATCTCGTGGACGCGGTCAAGGCCGGGCTCGTGATCGACCCCGAGACCGTGATTTGGTGGCTCTCGCAGTCGAACACGGCGCGGGTCGAAATCACGCGCGGGGACAGGTGCTCGCTCGGGGATGGACTCAGGTTGCTGCGGGAGTGGCTCCCGGAGAATCCGATCGTGTGGGGCTACGGGTCGATCTTCGATATCCGGATCCTAGAGGAAGCGTGCGCGTGCGTGGGCCTCCCGATCCCCTGGAACTATCGGGACATCCGGGACGTGCGGACGTGGCTGGACCTGTTCCCGCCAGGCCCGAGGCTCAAGCGCACCGGCACTATTCACCACGCCCTCGAGGACGCGAAGCACCAGGTACGACTCATGGCCGCGGGGAGGACCCCATAATGCAGACCGAGAACCCGCGCGATCCGAAGCCGGGCTCTATGGCCGCGATCGCGAAGGGATGTACGTGTCCGGTGATTGATAACCACTATGGGGACGGCTTCCCGATGGACGGGATCCCGACGTGGCAGGTACTACTTGGCTGCCCGATTCACAACCCACCGAAAGCGAGAGACGATGCCTAGCTCAGCGCCATCCACCATATTCTCGACTGCCGCGGTCCACGGCCGTCCTGGCGAGGACCCGCTTTGGATCGATGGTAATTCGAAGATCACTGCGGGAAACGGGAGCTTCGAGGTTCCGAGCCCGAACGCGTTTTCGCTGGTCGCTGAGCAGGATTGTCCGCTGGCCACGGACACGTGCCGGGCCTCGTGCTACGTCCAGGGTCTCGCGCAGGCTTGGCCTGATCTCGCGAATCTCTACCAGATGAACAGCGCCCGCATCCGCGAGATCCTGAATACCGACCCGCACCGGTGGTCTCGTCTCCTGGCGGACTGGATCACCGAGCACGCGGCCGGGGGCTTCCGCTGGCACGTGTCCGGGGACGTGTTCTCGGAGTCGTACGCGGGATGGATCGGGGCCGTCGCGGCTCGGTCGCCGCTGGTACTCCACTGGATCTACACCCGCAGTCTGGATTACGTCCCGGAGCTAATCCATCCTCCGAATCTGATCGTGAACATTTCCGCGGACAAGGACAACGAACCCGCCGCCCGCGCGATCGCGAACCGGCACGGACTGCGGGTCTGCTACCTGTCGACCGCGGAGGACGATCTACCCCGCGACCCAGCACCAGGCGACGTGCTGTTCCCGGATTACTCACTACGCGGTAACCAGCCCTGGCTGGATTCGCTGGATATCGACGTGCGCAGGGGGATCTGTCCGGTAGACTTCTATGGTAAGAGTAACTCCATTCGCTGCGGCGTATGCCGCAAGTGCCTGCGGCCGCACGAATGATCTACCGAGGACCAAAACGCGAACCAAGTCCATCATGGCTCGACTACGCGAACGATTACGCGCTGGCGTTCTTCGGCCTGCCCTGGATAGAGCTCGATCCGCCCAAAGCCCTGGACGCGATCAGGTATGCGGACCTACACACGGAAGGAAAGAAACGATGCCACTGAAGAGAACTACCCTGGTCCTGGACGCGCTCGCGGAGGCGTTCGCGATCACAGCCGTAGCGTTGGGGGTCCTCGTGGCCGTCCTCGCGGGGGCGCTCTCGTGAGCTGGATCACTACCTACACCGGCCGGCGGTTCGATCCAGGAGATATCCGCGAAGAGGCAATCGCTCTCGAGGACATAGCACACGCTCTCGGGAACCTGTGCCGATTCACCGGCCACTGCGCACGCTTCTACAGCGTGGCTGAGCATTCGTGCCACGTGTCCGACCACGCACCGCACGAGCGATCCGCGTGGGGACTGCTCCACGACGCGGCCGAAGCGTACATCGCGGACCTGAACACCCCGATTAAACGCCGGCCGGGGCTGGAGGGGTACTCCGCTCTCGAGGACGAGATCCAGGCCGCGATCGCGAAGCGGTTCGGGGTCAAGTCGGTGAACATCAAACCAATCGATCAGCGCCTGCTCGTGACTGAAGCCGAGCAGCTTTTACCGCAGGAGAACGCATGGAGAATCCAGCAACCACAGTACCAGTCAATCCGACCGATTCCGATGATACTCCCGTGTTGGTCACCCGAGACCGCAAAGGCAGAATTCCTCGCACGAGCGCGCAAGCTCGGGATACGATGACATCCGGAGCAAGCACGCTCCTGCCGCGCGCTGCTCTACTTCTAATGACGTGTTCTGCTTGCGATCTGAACATGTTGGTTCAATTCCGCACCGCTTCCACGATCTGCGTGGACGACTACGTGGATCTGATCCCAGGGACGTATGCAGATCACACCGAAGCGATCCAGGCGGCGTGCGACGATGCGGTTGCCGGTGATACGGTACGCTTCGGGTCGTGTGACGGGTCGTGCGCCAACTGCACCCCAGCGACGTACATCGTCGGACGCACGTCAGATCCTTACAATCCCAACTGCCCGCACGGCGTAACGTACGACGGCCAGGGGAGCACGATCAAGCTCGACGACCGAGACACGGCGAGCTGGGATCAATGGCGTTGGCGGAAGTGCCTGGCAGTCACCGGCGAGTATTCGAGCACGGCAACCACGATCCAGGATTTTGTGATCGATGGCAATCGGGACAATCAGAATCCGGGTGTGGAGGAATCAAAGCAGCGCGGGATCTACGTGCAGAGCGATTCGGTGGCCCCGCTCCAGGACGTAGTAATCCAGGATGTAGAAGCAAAAAACGGTACGTGGGGTTGTATCTCACAGTCCAACGGGACCAATGTCTACTCATTGCGCACGAGCTCGGACTACTGTCACCACGGGTGGCAGCTCAGCGCGAACAACGTCCAGGCCACGATCGACGAACACGTGTCGGGCGAAACAGCCGCGGATGACTACGCCATCAAGGGCGAGTCCTACACTGGCCCGGTCCAGCTCACGATCCAGGACAGCACGATCTATGACTGTGAGACCGCCGGGATCGCGTGGGATGACGACTACGGCGGCGCGCTAACGATCGAAGATACCGCCGTAACGTGTCAATCTGGCTCGGCGCGAAACGGCCTTATCGCTATGCTGTCTGGAGGATCGCTGTACATCACCGGATCCGAATTCACAGGCTCAGCCAACTACCAGACGATCGTAGTGGGACAGCCGGGCCGCGGTGGGGTGACACTTGAGGACGTGACGATCGCGGGCGGGTATCTACACCTCGGCACCCCTACCAGTTACGGACCAAGCACGATCCGACTCGACACTGTAACGTGGTCTGGTGACGGGTGGGACACCGCGTCAGGCGACTACGCGATCCGTTCCGAAGAGAACGACAACGCCAAGCCGCTGCGCACGGTCGAGATCTACGACTGCGACGGCGGGGCCGATAACGAACTGTTCGCGTACGTCCGCGGCGGCCACACGGTGATCGACGCCGCCACGGCTGCCACCTATGACGCCTATGGGGCGCCGCAGGAAGATCAGGTCGTGCGGTGTCACGGCGAATCAGGCACCACTTGTCGCGTGTTCTACGAGCTCGAGGCGCTCGAGTCCGCCTACTGGTGCGGGATCGACGTGGCCGGGGACTGCGATCTCTGAGCCGGAGGAGAGCGGGTAATGACTACCACACACGATTTTGGCACCGGACCCGTGCAGGCTCACCGACACCAAAACGGAGGGGGATGGGTTGCCGACACTGCTACAGTTGCCGATACGGTTTTTGTGTGGCCCAACGCACAGGTCTACGGCAACGCGCAGGTCTACGGCAACGCGCAGGTCTACGGCAGCGCGCGGGTCTTCGGCAACGCGCGGGTCTTCGGCAGCGCGCGGGTCTTCGGCAACGCGCGGGTCTCCGGCAACGCGCGGGTCTCCGGCAACGCGCGGATCTACGATGACGCGCAGATCTACGATGACGCGCAGGCGATCGAGGAGTGGGGGGCCGACGCGTCTGAGCCGAAGCGGTGTGAGAAGTGCGAGCGGCTGCGGGGGCTGGCTCTCGCCGCGCTCGACCGGACCGGCGGTGATACGTATCAATCGTCCGACTGGTCCGACGAGAGATTGGCCGACGAGATCGAGAGGCACATCAATGCGATGGAGGAATACGGGCGCGGGACAGAACGGGCCCGCGCCGAGCGGCTGGCGGATGCGCTGCGGAGACTCGTTGACCGCGTTACGGAACCGACTCCATGCGCTCTATGCGGCGGGCTGAAGGGCAAGCACGCGGAGGACTGCGAGATTCCACCCGCTCGCACCGCCCTAGCCGACGCGCCCGAGCCAACAGAGCGCCGCTCACCGTTCCCCCCGCCGGGAACGTCGGTCGTGATCGGCGACCCTGACGCCGCATTCCGGCCGCGGGACTGGAGTGCGCCAGAGCCGAAGCCCGACCGCCCCGGCCCGTCCGCCGCTGCCTCGGCCAGACTCGAGGACGAGCACGGGTGTGAGCGACACGGCGCGCGTGCAGATTGTGGCCCACCGCATCACGAACCGCCCGGGAACCGGACCGAGGCCGAGATCAACGCCGAAAAGGCGACAAAGCCGCGCCCGGACCTGCTACCGGCCCGCGCGATCACCGGCGCAGGCCGAGCCATGGCCTACGGTCTGCTGGCGAAGCACGGGAAACGCACATGGCGCATCGCCGGCACCGAGCAGGCCACAGTGGAGTGCCACGCCGCGTCCGCGTATCGGCACTTGCTCGAGTACCTAGCCGATCCCAGCGCCGTGGAAGCCGGCTCCGGGCTCCCGGTACTCTATCACCTGCTATGCCAGATCGCGATCATGATCGACCTGCACGAGAACCCGCCCCGCAAGCCAACGGAGGAACGATGCTAGAGAACGAGATCCAGCGCCATGTAACTGCGCAGCTCCGGCTTCGGCGCGTGCTCTTCTGTCACGTACCGAACGGGAGCAAGGCCCCGCCGCAGTACCGGGCCAAGCTCCGCGCACTCGGCCTCGAAGCCGGCGCACCCGACCTACTGATCTTTTCGGGTCCAGACAAAGAACGGCTCCAGCGCCCCTGTGCGCTGGAGCTGAAGACCGAGGGCGGAAAACTCAGCACGCACCAGCGCGAATTCCTGGACTCGCTTGCGAAGCTGGGCTGGAGCGTCCGCGTGGCGTACGGGCTCGATCAAGCGCTCGCGTTCTTGCGAGAGTGGGGGATCGTCCGGTGAGGCTTCGGGGCTACACCATACTTCGTACCGCCGTCGAGGAATCCACCGTTGGCGGAATCGCAGTCGCGCGTGACCGGTACACGAACCCGAGCGACGCTCAGTTAGCGGAGACGATCGCGGACACGATCATGCTCCACTTGTGCGAGTACGTCTTCGTGTTCGAGGACGAGAGCGGCGAACCGCTTCCGCCCCCGTGCCGGCGCATGCCGCACTGATCTAGATCACGTCCCGCAGTTTGCGAAGACGTGTCACGATCGGACCGCGGGGAGTGATCTCGTACGCGGCTCGGTACAGCGCGCCGACCTGCTCACTCAGCTCATCCAGCTCGGCAGAGCTAACACCCCGATTCCACTCGCGGATCGCCCGTAGCTCGTCCTCCAGACGTTGCAGGGTCATTCGCAGATCAGAGCTCGCGGGCGTCCGCTCGCCAAAGCGCCGGGCCCATTCCTGGAGCTCGCGCACCAGGAATCCCGCGCGCCGGGCATGAGTGGCGATCCATGTCTGAGTCTCGGTAGTTGTCGTTCCGGTCTTCATTTCTCGAGCACTCCCGCAGCCACCAGGGCCGCTCGCTTGTTCTGGTATTCGGTCCTGCCAAGGTTCCGTCCTCGGTACTGTCGCCAGACCACGAGCCAACGCACCTTAGGCGGTCCGCTGCCGATCTGTTTCTCCTCGCGCTGGACTAGGTTCTCGGTCGGATAGAACGCCTCCCCATCCTGCGTCCAGCCCAGCACGTTGATTGCTACGGTCTGAATCGTCGTAACGATAGTCGTCACGCTGAACCCCCCGCGTGCTTGCGGGCGTCCGCGGCTGCGGATGCTTCCGATTTTCGCCACGGACCGATCCAAGTGGCCCCGAGCTGCGCTCGCCAGCGACGGCGGCCGCCCCAGGTCCTGGTCTCCGCGATCTCATATCCTCGTGGAATCAGCGTCATTCGCTCGTTTCCTTCCACTCTGGCCACACACCGCGCATCGCCAAACCTTCCATCCAAATCCTGAGCAGCCAGCGGTCATGCGGTGAGACGTTGTAGTCAGCGGCCAACCTCTTGCCGGTCTCCCCGAGCCAGTCTCTGATCGTGTGTGTTACGCAACTGATCTTGACGATGCTTGGCGCCACGACTTGCGCATGCCAGTCACCTGCGAGGCAGGACGGGGGGCGCTCAGACCAGGTGCCGGATTTGTGGAGGCGTGTGCGGGACCAGTACGCCCCAGACAGGTCCGCCCCGTGCAGGTCCGCCCCGTGCAGGTCCGCCCCGTGCAGGTCTGCCCCGCGCAGGTCCGCCCCGCGCAGGTCCGCCGCGGGCAGGTCCGCCCTTGACAGGTCCGCGGCGGACAGGTCCGCCCCGGACAGGTTCGCCCTGGACAGGTCCGCCCCGGACAGGTTCGCCCTGGACAGGTCCGCCCAGGACAGGTCCGCCCCAGACAGGTCCGCCCTTGACAGGTTCGCCCAGGACAGGTTCGCCGCGGACAGGTCCGCCCAGTGCAGGTCCGCCCCGTGCAGGTCCGCCCCGTGCAGGTCCGCCCCGTGCAGGTCCGCCCCGCGCAGGTCCGCCCCGCGCAGGTTCGCCCAGTGCAGGTCCGCCGCGGTACATTCTCCCGCCCGGATGCGCTTGATCAGATCAATTCGGTCGGTCATTGTTCGTTTCCTCGTATTCGTCCGAGAGCTCGTCAAAGTCCGCCGGATCAAGTACCGGGGGTACGCTAGTGTGCCCTGCCAGTTGCTCCCGGTGTAGCTCAACGACTGCGCGGCCAAGGTCCGTCAGCTGGTACCAGCGGGTGCGCGTCCCGAGGCTGAGCCACCGCACGCACTTGCGACGCACGAGCTGATCAAGCTCCGGACTGCTCCCGGTCCGGTGATGGTTCGGGTACATCATGACCAGCTGAGCCAACTCGCCGGGGCTCAGGTTCTCGAGGACTTCGCTGGGGACAAGCTGCGCGGCTTCGTACTTGCGGCGGCGCTGCTCAGTCTTCCGCTCCTGGTGCCGGTGCCATCGGCGGAGGCGCTTGCTGTAGTTCCGGATCCATGACCAGAGGTTCCAGGCCCGGCACTCGCTGGGATGCTTCGGTTCGTTCTTCATGGCGTGCTGTCCTCGTTCTCTAGGTTGTCGTGGCGGGCCTCACAGTCCCCGCCGGTTGCAGTTACGGCCCACCCACGTCTGACGTTCTCGTTCACTAACTCCGCATCGGTAAGCGACTGCGCGAGCGCTCGCCGGATGGTATCACGCGCAAGCTCGTCCTCGCCGCGCCGGATCAGCTCCCCGACCAATTCCGGACTGCTCACGGCCAGGAGCACAGCACGCAGAAGTTCCCGTGAACGCTCTATTGTGATCCCGAACCCGCGGTTCGCTGCGTTCTGGATCTCGTCAAAACTCATCTTGCCCAGGGGCCTGCTCGTCCATACTGGCTCTGGATCGTGTCCGCTCTTCCCGCGCAGTGCCTCCACAAGCGGTGAGCCGTTGGCAAGCCCAGTAACCAGGATCGCTTTGATATTCTCCAATTCGTCCGCGATGCGCCCGGCTTCGAGAGCGAGCAGAGCTTGGCATTCGTTACCGTCGAACTCTGTCCAGTTTTCGCCCTCGCCCCATTTCTGGGCCTCGTGCGCGATGCCGGTGCGTATCTTCGTGATCGTTTTCGTCAGTTTGGTGTTCGTGTTCTTCATCGTCCTCGCTCCCATTGTGCCGCGGCGATCCGCGGGTCTTCGTGGTGCTCGACGTGTCCACACTGCGCGCACACGTAGTCCACACCGCACGGGTCCTCTCGCTCGGTCATCTTGCCGCCGCAGGCGTCGCAGTGCGGGGGCTCTGGCGGGTCGTCATCCCAGAAGCGTTGGCGCATCGGTCCTACTCCGTGGGGGTGGCGGCGAGCACCACGGCGCGGAGCCGCTCCGCGAACTCGTGCGCCTCCATACCCGTAATATCGGGCAAACTGCCGATTGCCATCGCGTCCAGCCATTCCGCCACAACCTCGATAGCCTCCGAATCGGTTAGACTATCAGCGTCCCAACGCGGTTGCGGGTCGTATGTGTGGTTTGCAGTCTCCATCGTCTCTGTCTCCATGCTGGTCTTCGCTGCACGTCCCGTGCCAGTCGAATTCCCGAGCGCCCCGAGCCTGTACTATGACACGAATGTCGCAGTCCGGTTGGCACGCCTGGAATTGCTCGGTTTTCACCACGCACAAATGTCATACCCCCTGATCCGAATGTCGCGGTGCTCGGGACCCCGGCCCGCGGAATCACTGGGTTCTGATCTGGCACAGAGCGTGCAGAGATCTGGGGTAATGCTCTCCCCGTCCCTGCTCCTGCTGCCCCCACTCACGCCCGAACAGGACGCCCAGCGTGAAATGATCCGGCACCTGCGCAACGCGGCCTACGCGGCGGGGGTGCCGATCCGGACCCCGCATCACACCATTGGTCGAGAACGCCTGATCGGGCCCACTGGAGACCCTGAGCGGCCCGCAGAGCTGGAGCTGGCTCGTGGTGGTGTGCTGGTGCTCCAAGACTTCGCGGCCTGGAAAGCGCCGCTAGTGCTCGCTCTCGCGGGCTCGGGCGTCGCCATCGTCGCGCTCCACGACGCCCAGGAGCTGGACGGGGTTGCGCACGCGTTCGCCGCGCTGCTCCGGCTTCCGGTCTTCAACCTGCGGTAACTACGCCACAGCCTACGGTACCGGTTTCCCGCACGCGCACACGACGCCGTGGCGCGTAGGCGCCGTGGAGCTCGTTCCAGGTGTCGGCCAGGCACTGGGCATCGTACCGGGCGCGGCGGTGTGCGCACCGGTCTCGGCCGGCGCCGCGCCAGACGTGCTCCCACGTCTGGAGCACTTCCACGACGCCTAGCGCCCGCGAAGAGAGCATCCGCGGCTCCGCCAGTCCCTGTGTCCGCAGGATCGCCCGGTCCACTACGACAGCCCCTACACGTCTGGAGGCGCCGGCCGAACGGTCCATCACGATCGCCACGTGGTCCGGCTCTGGCCGGTCCTCCGGGAGAGCCTGGACGTGCTCCGGTCCGACCAGGCGCCAGTCCGTCCGGCCCGACCGATAGATGGCGGCTCCTGCGCAGTGCCATCCGCAGGACGCGCACCGGAACAAATTCAGGGTGCGGTGCAGGCGCTTCAGCGGGGCAAAGCACCGGCACCGGGGCGGCTCGCCTTTCGGCGCGGAGACGTGGAAGACACGCATCACTATTATAGTACCACAGCGGTTTTCCGCGGACTAGGATCTAGGGCAGGACGAGGGCGTGAACGGTCGGTCCTGCCCTCGCCCTGCCCTCGTGGAGAAACCTGAAATCACTGCGGTTTACAGCGTTTAGGGCATAAAGGGATTAGTATATATAATTCTACTTATAGACCTTGAAATTAAAATTAGAATGCTCGAAATTAGTAATCTCTAATTAGCGGAATAGGGGGCGATCTCGAAACGCGCCCTGAACACGCCCTAACGCAGTAATTTCAAGTTTCTAGCGTGGGGCAGGTTTAGGGCATGCGCGGATCGCACACCCTAAAACTACCATAAATAATCTTTTGTGAAGTTGTAAATCGTATGGTAGCTTTGACCGCGTGGCATAATGGACATGTGAGCCACCCGGTACGCACCGCCGTCCGCGCCATCGAGCTCCCGGCCGCGATCCTGTTCGTCGCAGTCCTGGTGCTTGACCGCTACCTCGCGCTGGATCTCCCGCTCGAAGTCCTGCTCTCTCTTGCCGGCGCCACAGGGCTCGCACTCAAGCGCCCGTCCGACGTCGGACGCAGGAGTCCGCAGGAATGATCCCACGCCCGACCAGCGACCAGCTCAGCACGCTGGTTACGACGCTCGGGCGACAACGCACGGCCCAGATGCTCGGGGTGACAAGGACGACGATCGATCGCTGGTGCGAGGAGATCGAAGGCGGCGTTCCTCCGGGATCTTCGGTTGCGGCTGCTGCGTGTGCGGCGGTCCAGGCACACTACGCAACGCTACTGGAGCGCGTGCCGGAGATCGTGGACGCGATGGTCCGGAAGGTGCTCCAGATCGTGCGCGCGGACGTGCTCGATCCGAAGTCCGCGAATGAGCAGCTGTCGACCCTGCTCGAGTATCTGTTCTCGGGTAAGATGGTCCCGGTTCCTACGGCGGAAGCGAATCGCGAGGCCACGTCTGGAATCAGTCACGATGAGTTGCTCGGCCGCGTGCGGGCGGCGACCGCGGCCGCGTTCCAGTCGCAGCTGAGCGACGGAGGGGGCGGGCTGAATTGATCTGTCCGGCCGACCTCCGGACGCTGAGCCCGTCCACGTTCGGTGGCGATTACGAAGCCTACCTGGAGGCACACGACGTACTCGGCCATGGGTTCGGGTACCGTGAGATCGTCAAGCCGCGCTGGCGCGATTGGCGAGGCCGGTTCCGGTACCCGCCGCGTGAACTTTGGCCGTGGATGGTCCGTGCCATGCGTGCGGCGAATGAGCTGCGGCGCCGGTGGGTGGCGATGGGCGGCACCGGGCTCCGGGTCGCGGCAGCGTATCGGCCGAAGGGCGGCGCGAAGCGGTCGGCGCACAAGCGGAACGGCGCGTTAGATCTAGACCTGCTCGCGGACGATCAGACGCCCGAGAACAAGGAAGCATGGTACGAGCTCCTGGTCTCGTTCTGGTTGGAACAGGGCCCGGTCCGTGATCTCGGTCTCGGTCTTTACTGCTCCCCGATACGGATCGGTGGCATCCGCGGGCACGTGGACGCGTGCGGCTACCGGACGTGGCAGCACTGGAACGGTAAGCCAGTGCTACCGCCGCTGGCTAGGCGACTGGCGGAAAAACTGGAGCGGCGGCGATGATACTGCTCGGTCTGCTCTTGCTCGTGGCCGGGGCGGAGCTTGTCCTGGACGAGCTCTTGCGGAGGCGCGAGTAATGGCCTGCGAGGCACACCCGAGCACGAAACAGGCCACGTGCTCTGCGTGCAAGGTAGACATTCGGGCTGCGAAAAACAGCCCGCGGGCGCTTACGATTCGCGACGCGTGCGGCTGTGTCTGGCGGCGCGCGGTCGAGTCTTCGTTCTATATAGCGGTCTGCGCCGAGCACCGCGGCCGGACGATCTCCAACGTGGACTACGTCCCGGGGTTCTGTGGCGTCCACTAAGCAATGCGAGCGCACTTCGGGGTGCCTGCTCCCGGCCGGGCACTCTGGCCCGTGCCAGACGGCGCGCCCGGTCCGACGCCCGGACGGGGAACGCCAGGAGCGATTCGGATGAGAGTGCCGGTAGTCCAGTGCCCAAAGTGTGGCGAGCTTCAGCCTGCGCGCACGATCGAGCACCCGAGGTGTCCGTTGTGTGGTTACCGAGGACCGATGGGGGTGATATGATCCGCGTCGCGAGGTTCGACAGGTGCGTACGGTTCGACGTGCTCGAGACCGCGGCGGCCGTGCTCCCGCCCTCGCCCGAGCGAGGGATCGCGACGTGGACGGCCGAAGGCTATCTCGTGATCGACGCATTTACAGCCCGTGATGGTCTGCTTGAGTATTCGGACGGGGAATCGTCCTGGACCGAGTACCGCTCGCGCGCAGAGCTCGAAGCTGCGGCCCCGACGTTTCGCGGTGCTCCGGTCACGCACCAGCACCCGGACGCGATGGTGTCCGCGGCCACGTGGGCGGAGGTGGCGCGCGGGCACGGGATCGGCGAGCCGGCGGTGACGGATCCGATCGGCGGTGTGTCTTACCTCCGGGACCGGCTCTTGGTGACGGACGCGGAGCTACTAAGCGCGATACGTGACGGGCTCCGGGAGATCTCGATCGGGTTCACGTCCCGGGTGGTTCCGGCAATTGACGGCGCGGCACCAGACGGGACACGGTGTGATGCAGTACAGGAAGCGATCGTCGGGAACCATAACGCGATCGTGGACCGTGGCCGCGCGGGCCCGGCATGCCGGCTCCCGCTCCAGGACTCGCGTGAGTCCGTGAGTGTGGGACGGTTCGATCGGTCCGCCTGGTGCAACTACTCTGGAGAAAACGATATGAAGAATCGAAACAAGCACGATGAAGCCGGCGCGCCGACTGAAATGGTCGAGATCCCCGCGCCGGACGGTAGCTCGGTCTCGGTCCCTACCTGGATCGCGGCCGCTCTTCAGGAGCTGGAGCAGCTTCGCGCGCAGGCACAGGCGCCGGCACAGCCCGCGACTCCGGCCGCTCCTGCTGTTCCCGCGACTCCGGCCGCTCCTGTTCCGGCCCCCGGGGACGCGGAGGCCGAGGAAAAGGAAGAGCCCGAGAGCAAGGACGCGATCGCGGAGCTCGTGAAGCGCCGCGCCCGGTACGAGCGGCTGGCCGTCCGTGCCGGTCTTGAGGACGCGAAGATCGATAGCCTGGACGATGATGCGCTGGCGCGCGAGATCGTGGCCGTGCGTATGCCGTGGGCCAAGGACCAGGCTGCTACGGTCCGGGGCGATGCGCTGGACGCTCTCGTGAGCGCGGCCGCCGCGGTACCCGTTGACCGCCAGACCAAGAACGATCGCTCGGGCTCGGCCATGCGGTACACGGTCCCGCACTCGGACGGTGACGCGGATACGGCTGTCGAGGCCGAGGCAAATTACCTCAAATCCCAGGGCTACGATCTCTAGGGGAGGACTAGGAAAATGCAGACCACCTATGCAATGAACGTGGATCTGGCTGTCGAAGGCCAGGCCGTCGGTGAGCGGAAGTCCCGCCCCGGATGCCTGCCCTGGACGGCGCAGGTGAACACGATCACCATCGCGAACAGTGAGGCCGGCTCGCTCGTGATCACCGTCGTGGACGATGAGACGCAGCAGACCTACACGCTCACCGTGACGATCTCGGGCGCAGTCGAGGCTACCTCGCTGGACGAAATGGTTGCGGCTTGGCGCGCGTCGGGCGAGTTGAACAACCTGTTCTCTGTCGTGGAGGACGGGGCTACGGTTATGACCTTGACCGCTCGCCACGCGAACCGCGAGTACACGATCACTACGACTCCGCCCGGCAGCATGACCGCCGTCGTCGCAGAGCCTACCGCGGCCGGCGGGACCGGCCTGGAATTCGGCCGGTTCGTGGCCAAGGGCAGCAACGACGGCGAGATCGCGGCGCTCGGTGCTACCAGCGAGTTGGTCAACCTGTTCGGCGTCCTGTTCCGGACTGACGGGAACCACTTCCACTCGCTCGAGAACGATACCCCGAGCGCGGTGGACCGCAGCGACGTCGGCCGCTCGTACGCGTGCATGACCGAGGGCCGATTCATGGCCCGTGTGGAAGAGGCCGTGACTCCGGCCAGCACCCCGTACCTTCGCCGGGCGCTTACTTCGAGCGCGGGCCGGCTCGGCGGACTGCGCGCGAGCCCGGCCGGTTCGGCTCAGGTGAACACGATCGTTCCGGTTGTGGATCATATGCAGTACGGATTTCAGCTGGTGATGCGGATCAACAATCGGCTGGAGACGTTCAACGCTCAGTACACGGCCACCGATGCCACGACTACAGTCGCAGACGCGATTGACGGACTTTACGACTCAATCGTGGAGCAGCTCGGGGACGCGAGCTCAGCGAACAACGGCAAGGGCGTGTCCGTCACCGAGAGTGACACGGCGCTTACTCTCACGACCGACGCGGGCGTCGAAGTCTATGCGCTCGAAAACACCGTGTGGGATCTGGATACGGAGGTGGCTACCTCGGTCGCCACGATCGGAACTGCAGACGTGGACGCGATCGATATCTCCGATATCTGCGAATTTGAGACCAGTGCGGCGCAGGACGGTTACGCCCGCGTTCGCGTCAAGATGTAGGGGAGGACAACCCAATGAAGCTTACGAAGGAAGCACGAGAGACCCTGGACGCGCTGGGAGTGATCCCGCGTCTGGACAATCTCAAGGCAATCTGCGCGGACGCAGCACGACGCGCGGGCATGGACGACCAATTGGCCCCGATCTGGGCAGAGAAGCTCCGATATACGTACACGAAGATCTTCGAGGTCAAGTACCCGGAGTACGCGGCTGCGAACGGGGACGTGCTCCCGATCGATACGTCGGTGGATCCGGCGTCTCTCGAGTGGGAGTATTTCACGATCGACCATGCCGGATACGCGGACTGGATCGACGATGATGGTCATGTGGCCCCTTCGTCGGCGCTCAAGGCCAGTCGCAAGGTCGGCCGCATGGGCGAGCTCGGTCACCGGTGGGACGTTACCGTGTTCGATCTGGAGCGGGCAAGCAAGGCCAATGTTCCGATCGCGAGCATGAAGCAGAAGAACGCCAAGAAGTATCATGACGCCCGCACCAATTGGGTGTGGATGTTCGGGGACTCCTCGCGCGAGCTTCCGGGCCTGGCCAACCACCCGAACATTCAGATCTCCGTGGCACCGACGAAGGCTACCGGCAGCCTGCGGGTGTGGGATGCGAACGCCACCAACGATGAGATCGCCACGGACGTTGCCACGGCAATCAACGCCGTCGCAGAGACTACTCTGGAGGCGTATCACTGCGTCAAGCTATTCATGCCGCCCTCGTATTTTCGGCTCCTGCGGGATCGGAGGCTCGGGGCGGGTGATGGATTCGCTTCGCTTCTGGATCTACTGAAGAACAGGTACAGCGGCGACGAGAGCGGGCAAGGCAAGGTCGAGTTTCGGATCCTGAATGAGTGCGAGAGCACCCGCAGGGTGAACCCGGTCACCGGTACCGACACGAGCGGGATTACCGGTAACTTCCTGCTCGCGATCCCAAACGCGGACAAGGATGAGCTCGCGTTCATTCGGGCGCGTCCGTTCACGCAGCGTCCGCCGCAGGAGCGGGATCTTGTCATGCACCACATGACACACTCGAAGATCGGCGGTTGCAAATGTCAGGTTCCAACCGCGGTGCACCGCTTCGACTTTGCTGTGGGGACCTAGCCCTGGTCTAAGGGGGCGGCGCGATTAGCTTACTCGCTCGGTCCCGGGAGCCTGGCGCCGGCTCCCGGGACCACCTACCGACCGCGGGCGCCTGCAAGGATCGCACATGGACGAGAACAGCCAAGCTTTGATCCCGATCATCAATTCGGAGCCGCGCGTGTACCAGCTCCTGGCCTACACTGAGCAGCCGCGCGGCGGGCCGGTCGGCGCGCTCGAAGTGGATCGAATCATGCTCGCGCCGGGGCTCACCTACGTGACTGAGGATCGGCTACAACGGGCCAAGATCCGGTTTGACGACGGTGGCTACGTGATCGGGTACCAGCACGCGTTGCGTCTCGAGGACCCTACCAGGGTGCCGGACTACGCGGCGGTCAAGCTGGCACGCACAACCGCGAGCCGGCCGGCGCTGCGGCTCTGGCTGAACGTGGAGACGCGGCCGAGGATCCGAGCGGTGTTGGAGACGCAGCTTGGCCCGGATGGTGTTGCGGCGCCCGAGTCGGCGCCGGACCTGTTCGCGGATGATCGCGAGCTAGCGGACGCGGGGCAGGACTCGGAGGCGCTTTCGCCGTGAGCGCATACGCCACCGCTACCGATGTGACGGCCAGGATCGCGGACGCGTCCGGGGTCGATGCGGCGATCATGTCCGTGGCGTTGGACGATGCCGCAGCTGAAATCAGTTTGGAGGCGTACGGGGAGCGGGCCTTACAGGCGCACGTGTTCCTCACCGCGCACTTGATCGCGTGCCGGACCGGTGGACTTGGTGGCCTAGGCGGGGGTGGACCGATCTCCGCCAAGAGTTTTGGCGGGGGTATGTCGGTCTCGTATGCGGCAGCGGTCCCGATGGATCCGAGCACGCTTGCGCAGACCGTATGGGGCCGCGAGTACATGCGGATCCGTGATTCGATCATTGCGTATCCGATGGCGCTCTAAGATGGCGGTGGATTTTAAGGACTTCGGGATCGAGCGGCTCAGAAAAGAGCTGAAGCGGTTAGGCAAGTTGCGCTTGACGGTAGGAGTCCAGGGCCCGGATGCGAAGCGGAAGCACCCGAACGCGGATTTGACCGTGGGCGAGATCGCGGCGATCTTCCACTACGGGGCGAAGATCGCCGACGCGTTTGGGAAGGGGATCACGGTCGAGATCCCGGCTCGCCCCTACGCGCAGCGGGCTGTGGACATGATCCGGGATCAAGCGATCCGAGCCGCGACCAAAGGCGCGTCAGATCTGATCGATGGGCGCGCGGACACGGCCGAGGAAGTCCTAGAGCCGATCGGGGAAATGGCTCGTGATGCGGTGCTCAAGTCGCTGGACGAGGCCCGCGATTGGGCGGAGCCCTTGAGCCCGTCCACCATCGCGCGCAAGGGTCACGACCAGCCTGGGCTGGACACCGGCACAGTACGCGAGGCGACGTCCTACGCGATCCGCCAGGGCCGGAAGATCCTGAAGCAAGAGGGGATCGACAGTGGATAGAATTCTAGAGGAGATCTGGGAGCTGCGCCGCGACGTGGCCGGGGTCCGTGAGGAGGTGGCCGGCCTGCGCGGGGAGCTGAAGGGGGCTCCAGACGCTCAGACGTTCGGCGGGTTACGGGCGAACGTGACCAGGCTCAATTGGTTCGCAGGCACGGTGATCGGAGCGCTGATCATCGCGACCGTGGCTCTGATCTTCCGGGGGGTCAATGCCGGCGTTTGATCTTGGTCGGTCCTTGATGGTCGACCTAGGCGTGCTCGCGACGGTGACGGTAACGCGCCGGGCGGTGGCCTCGACCGTGGACGCTTACGGGGATCCCGTGGAGCCGTCTTCATCGTCCGTTTCGCGCGATGTAGTCACGTGGTGGGCGGCTCCGCGTGAGCTTCAACGCCTCGGCCTGGACCATACCACGGCCGCGCGCGTGTTCGTGTCGGACGAGGAGATCAAAGGGGCTGAAGTTGGGTACGTTCCCGACCGGATCACGTACGAAAGCGAGTCCTGGGAAGTGATCCGAGTGGAGGACTACATCACCGAAGCGGGTCTTACGAAAGTGTACACGCGGAGGGTAGAGTAATGCGACGGATCTTGATGGTGTTCCTGGCGGCGGTCCTGGTGCTGCTCGCGAGCGGGTGTGCGAATCGGGCCGTACTCTACACTGAGCAGGGCCTAGAGGCTGTGGAGCAGGTGTGGGATGCGGAGTATTACCGGCACCTTGATGAGTGCCGGGGGCAGTACGCGCCGCGGACCCCGGAAGCAGAGGTTTGCTTTGGCTCGATCTACGACCTTGACGCGAAGATCGGGATCGCGGTCTCGTCCGCGGTCGCGGTGCTCCGCGCCTACTGGACAGCACGAGCTCTCGGGGAGGATGGGCCTTCCTGGAGCGAGACGATCGAGCGCGTGCGGGCGATCCTGGACGCGCTCCCGCTCGAGATCCAAGAGCGGTTTGACCGCGTTGCGAAGATACGGAGACGGTAAACGATGCTGTTACGACCAGACATGATCGCATTCGTGAAGCTGATCCAGAGCTGGATCGACGGCGGAGCTTCGGCCGAGGAGATCACCGAGCGGCTCCAGGACCCGTCCGGGGTTGGCCGTGAGCTGCTCCAGCGCATGGCGGACCGCAGGGCTGCGGGTGCGGACTACCTCGGCCGTGGGCCGGTGGTCCGCGTGCGTGAGCTTCCGCCTGAGCCTGAGCCTGAGCCTGAGCCCGAGCCCGGTAAGCCGCTGGTGACCAGTCTCCGATTCCGCCACGACGAAGACTAGTGATCCACTTCAGCCGCATACGCCTTGCGACGGTCGCGGTGCTCCAGGCCGCGGCCCCGAGCGCTAAGGTACTTTGGGCGCCGGCGCGGCAGCCTGAGCGGGCGCAGGGCGGCTCTGTGCTCGCGGCCAAGCTCCCGACTGCACGAATGGTCGGATTTTGTACTTTTGAGCAGTCGGAACCTACGCTGGTCCGGTGGACGGCAACCGCGATCAGCACCGGGGCGGTGGTCGGGATCGACGTTACCGGCGCTCGGTGGACGGTCGCGGGCCAAGGCGGGGACACGTTGACGGACGTCCGGGACCGTCTCTTGGCGGCGCTGGTGCCGGCGACAGAGCTGCCTGGGGTGAGCACCAGCGCGTTCGGGAGTGATTCGATCGACTTTAGCGCGTCCGGAGTCGTGGGCCGACTCTGGCGCCCGGTCGCGATCGGGGCGAGCGCGGTCACGGTGACGACCGACGCGAACGCCCGCGTTACCACTGGCACAGTGAGGGGCGAGCTGGAGATCCAAGCGTACGCTGACGGCCGTGGGCTGGAGGCGCAGGAGCTGCTCGGGGACGTGGTCTCGGGGCTCGCGTCGCCCGACGTGGTAGAGGCGCGCCAGCGGTGGGGGATCTCGTTCCCCGGTCGCGCTGGCGATATCATAGACTTGACGACGCTCGCTGGTGCGGACTGGCAATCGCGTGCGTCGGTGCGCGTGCCGGTGGCGGCGCGGGCGTATCGGGCGGTCTCGCTACTGCCCATTACTGAAGTTCACTACTCCGGGGAGCTGAACCCCGGTACCTTTTCGGGAGTCGCATCATGATCACTATGCACGTTAATCTTCAGATCGCGCTGGCCGCAGCGTCGGCCGCGGCCGCGGTGTTCGGTGTTCCGATGTTCGTGGCTGAGCACGCGATCACGGCGAACCGCCAGGACGGTCCGTATACGAGTCAAGCAGCGGTGGCGGCCGCGGGCTTCACTCTTGCAGCGGCACCGACGATCTACAATTGGGCAGGTCGGATTTTCGCTCAGCGCCCGCGTACCAGCTCGGTCATGATCGGCCGGCGCGGTACGGGCGAGCACCTGGTTACGGCCCTGGACGCGATTGAGGCTGTCGATCCGGCTGCTTGGTATCTGACGAATATCCACACCCGCACGACTGCCGATATCATGGCGCTGGCTGGCTGGACTTCGTCCCGAGCTAAGCTTGCCGTAGCGCAGTCCTCATCTGCGGCCATGCTTGCGGGCACGGCCTCGACTGCGCAGCAAACCAATTTCCAGTTTCAGGGTACCCCCGCGGACGGTGATTATTCAATCGCGGTTACCGATGCGTGGACTGGCGCATTGGTCGGCACGGCTACCGTTACCAGGACGGGTGGTACCCCGGCCGCGAACAACGATCTTGCAACCGCGATGCGTACCGCGTGGGATGCTGTACCGGCGCTCGCGGCGATCAGTGCCGCGGCCGGTGGGTCCACGAACAATGTGCTGATCGATTTCGACGGGCTCGGGAACCTCTACACGTTCGAGATTACCGATCCCGAGACCCCGGATGGTCTGATCGTGGAGACCGACACGCCAGGGACGCAGAACCCCGGCGAGCTCACGTCGGACGCGGAGTACAATCGCACGGCGCTGATCTATCACGACGACGATACCGAGTACATGGACGGGAGCTGGTGCGGTCGGTGTCTCGGGTTCGCGCTGGATGCTCCGCAGGGCTCGGGCTCCTGGGCCTACCACGTGCCGGCGGGGATTACCGCGACGCGGCTCACGGACGCCCAGAAGACGCAGCTCATGGCCTATAACACCAACTTCTGTTCCCCGGTGCGGTACACGTCCGGGACGGAAGAGGGCGGCTTCACGTTCCCGGGCCGGGCCACGAGCGGTCGGAGTTTGAAGATCCAGACGTCGCTGGACGTGCTCCAGGCGCGGCTCGAGGAAGCGTTTCTCGGTGTGTTCCTCCGCGCCGCGGCCAGCAATCGACCGGCGGTTCTGTTCTCGGACGCGGGGATTGCCCAGCTCCAGACCGCGGCCATGGGCGTGTTCCAGCGCTTGACCAGGGCCGGTCATTTCCTGGACGGGGCTGTCAGCGAGAACACTGGGCGGATCACACCTTACGTGGACGTGCCCGCGGCCAGCGCGGTGAGTAGCACTGACAAGTCAAATGGCCGGCTCACCGGCATGACCGCGGAAGCCGTCGTCGCGCCTGAGATCTTGAGCGTAGGCGACGCAACCAACGTCGGATTCACCATCGACCTCAGCATGTAGGAGACTAGCACAATGTCGGGAGAGCTCAGACAATACGATCCGGATCAGATCACGATCTCGTGGTCTTTTCGTGGTGGCGAGACCGGCTCGATCGATCTGGCCGAGGGGCTGATAGACGGCCCAAACGCGATCGTGGATGCCAAGGACGCCCCGAAATGGACGCGGCGCAGCGACCGGAACAGCAACGTAGTCCGGAACCGGTCCCGAAAAAAGGGTGGTACGCTCACACTCACGTATGTCGCGGAGTCCGAGATTCAGGACCTGCTCACGCCGCTGGTGATCGCGGACGGGGAAACCGGCTCGATCGTCGGGGATATCGTGATCAAGGACTTGAACGGATCTACGATCATGACCTATATCGGGGCGTTCATCGAGAACGATCCCGATCCCGCGTTCGGTGACACGGCCGCGGACCGTGTCTATGTGTTCGGGTACGCGGACCGCGTTGCGCTGCTCGGAGGGGCGTCGGCACTGTGATTGAGAAGTATCGCGAAGCGGTGACGCAGGAGACGATCGGCGGGATCGTCTATTCGTCGTCCAAGTTTCCGGCCATGCAATCGGTTGCGTTGCTTGCTCGGGTTGTTCAGATACTCGGAGAGCAGGGTTTGCGGGCGCTGCTCTCGGTGTTCACCGACGAGAACGCGGACCTTGAGATCGACGATGCGATCACCGAGCTCCGGACGACGGTGGCCGGTCGGCAGGCGATCGTGAAGATCGCCGCGGGCCTTGCGGATGATCCTGGGCTTCCTCTTGCGTTGTGTGAGCGGCTCAAGGCTTCGCGTCTGCGGCCCGGGAACGCCAAAGGCGGGCCGGTCGCGCCCGCGTTCGACGCCCATTTCGCGGGCGAGCTCCCGCACTTGTTCCAGGTGCTTCTGTTCGTGCTCTTGCACAACTACGTGGGTTTTACGCTAGGCTTCCACTCGGAAAGTGGGAGCCTTACCGGCGGCGGGACGGGAACGGACAGCTCGTCAGACTTCCCGATCCCGAGCGGGGACTAGATCCGGTCAACGTCCACCCGCTGATTGTTGGTCTGGTGCTGTCCCCGGAAGGGGACGTGAAGGAAACCATGTACACAGCCCTGCGCACTTCGCTGAGCCTAGACGACGCGCTCGACTTGCTCGAGATCGATGAAGTTGGGCGCAGCTGGCGAGCTGCCTCGCTCCGGAACGAGGACCGGATCTCGGACGAGATCAAGCGCCGGCGGGAGCGTCAGTCGTGAGCACAGTAGGTGAGGTTCTGATCGGGATCGGGTTCGCGGACCCTGATACCAAGAAACTGGACGAAGCCGCCCGCAAGGTGAAGAAAAAGGCCCGCGAGACCGAGGACGCCTACAAAAAGGCATCGAAAGAGGTTCAGAAGGCCCAGGATGCGGTTGCGGATGCGACGGACAAGGCAGCACGGGAGTCTGCTCGGGCGGTCCTGAAGTCTGCTAAGCGTCAGCAACGGGCCGCGAAAGAGACCGCGAACGAGGCCCGGGAGTCGTGGCGTAGCCAGGAGCAGGCTAGTAAGCGGGCAGCGGATAAGAGCAAGGCAGCGGCTGCTCGCTTCGAGAAGAATTGGAAAAAGCCGCTCAGGCGATTGGGGATCGGATTCGCGGCCATGGGCGCGGCCGCGGCCGCGGGGCTCGGTAAGCTCGTGCTCTCGACCGCAGAGGTCGCGGACGCGGCTGCCAAGGACGCGGCCAAGCTCGGGCTCACCGCGGAAGCGGTCCAGGAGCTAGGCCACGCGGCCGAGCTCACCGGCGCAGATTTCACGAAGATCAAGACCGGGCTTCGGGCGTTCTCCCGCGGGCTCGGGGACGCGATCGTCAAGGGAACAGGCCCGGCCGCGGAGGCGTTCGAGCGGCTCGGGATCTCGATCGAAGACCCGTTGGTCCAATCGCAAGATCTGGATCGACTCCTACCTATGATCGCGGACCAGCTGAAGAACGTGGAGAGCCCGACGGCGCGCGCTGGACTGGCGATGAAACTGTTCGCGGACTCGGGCGCGGAGCTAATGCCCTTGTTCGATCAGGGGTCCGAGGGGTTGGCTAGGATGCGCCAGGAAGCCCGCGATCTCGGGCTGGTCATGTCGAACGAGTCCGCGAAGACCGCGGAGGAATTCAAGGACGAGCTTACGCGGGTCAAGGGGACGCTCAGGGGTGTAGGTCACTCGATTGCTGCGGAGCTTATGCCCGCGATGCGGGATCAGCTTGCCGGACTCAAGGACTGGATCGCGAACAATCAAGAGCTGATCCGCCAAGATATTCCGAACGTGATCCGTGGGATGGTCACGGTCATGTCCACCCTAGCGCAGTGGGTTGGCAAGATCGTTGGTCTGATCTCGGACTTGCAGACGCGATGGGACCGATTCATAGACAAGATCAGCTCCGAGGACGAGGGGATCTTACGGGCGGCCGGGGTCTCCGAGGAGACCATCCGCGCGGTCCAGAAGCGGACGACCGAGCGCGGCGGTGTGAAGACCTACAGCCAGATCGCGGAGGAAGAGGCGCAGGCGCGTTTCGAGAAACGGATCGAAGGGGAATTCGTGGGGCCGGCCTGGACCCCGGACGCGAGCGGGGCACTCAAGAGGCGCCGCAAAGCGTTCCAGGAGAGCCAGGCGCTTACCCCTGGCGGCGGGGGCAAGGGCGGGACTGCGGAGCAGCGCGACGCGGCTGAGCGGCTCGCGGAGGCTCGGATTCTGGTGGCCGCGCCGGGCGGGATCGCGGAGTCTCTCCAGGCCCTGGCCACGGCCCGTGGCGCGTCGTCGCTCGCGACTGAAAAGGCGATCGAAACAGCCGCAAAGGTGCTTGCGGAAGGGTCCAGCGAAAAAGTGGCGCGCAAGGCCGCAGTGGATCAGTTGGCCAAGCAAGTCGGATTCAAGGTTGAATTCACCAAGCCGGAAACTGACCCGCTCCTGCTCTCGCTGCTTGGACCGCAGGCCGGCGCGTCGACGGTGACGGATCCGCTCCTGGCCGCGGCGCTCGGGCCGTCCGAGGTGTCCGCGACCCCGGTCACTGACGTCGGCGCGACCCTGGCCGGGATTCTTGGCGACAGCAACGCGCCCGCGGTCCCGATGCAGGCGATCACCAAAGGCCACGAGCCGCAGGTCCTGCTCTCCACGATCAACAATACGTACGAGATCCAGATCACGAACGAGATCGACGGGGCCCGCGAGCCACAGACGGTGGCCGGTGAGATTGAGTCCAGGTTCCGGGCCCTGTTCCGAGACGAAGTCCAGAGCCTTTCCAAGATGTCCAAGGTAGTATTCGCGAGGTAGTCCATGCCGGCGATTACCAGTCTAGGAACCTGGACCAGTCCGAGCACGGTGTGTTTTTTTGCGCAGCTTCCGGGAAGTAAATTCGCCGCGCTGGCGCTTACGCTCGTACCGTTCCCGCTCCCGAACCGGGCGCGGTTGGATCTAGCGGAGACCGAGACCCGCACCCGGAGCTATGAGATCACCCGGAACCCAGTGGAGCAGCTCACCGCGCAGAACAAGATCCGCAAGCCCGACCGGCTGACGCTGGTCGGGCGCTTGTCCGCGCATCCGCTGCTCTCGCCCGTAGTCTCGCAACTAGGGATCGCGCGGCTGGATAAGCGCGAGCTGGTCAAGCTCCTGGAGCTGATCGATGGCCCGAATCCGCTTTTCATCGTCACCCCTGAACGGCCGTACTCGAACATGGTGTGCACCGAGTGTACTGAGCTCTATGATGAGACTACCGGAGACGGGGTCGCGCTCACGTTGAGTTTCGAAGAGATCCAGATCGCGATCCCTGGGTTCGTGGATCCCGAGCTTGATCTCGAAGCGTTCGCGGCCGGGGCGGGCGGGAACACCGACCTCGGAGCGCAGGCCGGAGAGACCGCCGCGGATCCGGTGCTGTCGGGCGCGGAGTCGGGAGCACTGGGGTTATGAGTGCCACGCACGTACTGATCCGCCAGAACCAGGAGCGGCGCCGCTTCACGCAGGAGATCACGCTAGGCGGAATCCGTGTGCGGCTTCAGGTGATCCCGTGCCAGCTCACGGACCGGTGGTATGTGTCGATCCTGGACCTTGACGGAAACGTGCTGATCGGCTCGATCGCGTGCGTTCCCGGAGTCAATCTTTTGTACCCTTACAGGCACCTAGACATTCCACAAGGCGCGTTGTACTGTCATTCAACGGACCGTGAACCGCCAACGTTCTCAACGCTGGACGTTACCGCAAGGATCTATTACCAGTGATTACGATCTTCCCGCGGTACTACAATCCGTCACTGTCCGTGGTCCTGGGCGGACAGCCGGTGCTGTTCACGGACGGAAAAGGGTTGCAGGTTCGATTTCGCGTTGAGAGGACGCTCACGCAGGCCGCGGACAAATGCGAGGTAGAGATCTACGGCCTGGACCCGATCCGGGCGAGGCTCATGCTTACCCCGTACGAGACGCTGGGCACGGACCGGTTGACCGTCCGCGCCGGGTATGATGGGATCCTGGCCGGCCTCTTCACAGGGGACGTACGCACGACTGACGGCCCGCGCCGAGCCGGGCGTGACGATGTACTGAAGATCACCGCGGACGACGGGGGCGAAGCGATTGCAGAGACCCCGATCCGGATCAGCAACGCAGGCATGACCGCGCTCCAGATGATCCAGGTAGCGGCGCTAGCGATGCAGCTGATCGTACATCCGAGTGTACCGGCGGTGCTCGGGGCCGCGGCCGCGTCCAAGCAGGGGCCTTACACCGCGGTCATGACCGGGAAGGCCGCCGACCTGTTAGATGCCGCGTGCCGGCGGGTGCGGGCTCGGTGGCGGGTCCAGGACGGGCAGATCATGCTGAGCGCGCTCGGGGTCGCGGACTTGAGCCGGCCGGCGGTGCTGCTCACCGATCAGACGCTGGTGTCTCCTCCGGCCGCGGGCGGGCAGCCAGGCGAGCACAAATTCATCACTTTCATGGATCCGAACATCCTACCGGGCTCGCAGGTTTCCTACCGGGGCGGCCTGTACCGAGCAGAACATGTGATTCACGCGGGTGAGACCCGCAGTAGTGTGTGGACCACTGAAGCGATCGGGACGGCGCTGGCGGCATGACCGACACCGTGGACTCACGCACCGCTGGCGATCAGCTCCTGGATCCGCTAAGGATGCGAGAGCGGAATCTCGAGCTGCGCCTGCGAGTCATGGCCCCGGCCACGGTGGTCGCCTACGATCCTGCAACGCAGCGGGCTACGGTAACACTCGGGTTCCTGGCTGTCGAAGATCCCGCGCACCTTCTCCCAGAGACCCCGGACCCACCGATCACGATCGCGAATGCGCGCGTTCACTTTCCCGGGAACCAGACTACTTATTCCACGACTCCAGTGCTACCCGGGGACACGGGCATGGTGCACTTCGCTGATCGGGCTCTGGATCAGTGGTACCTGAAGGGTATCCCGGTCGATCCAGAGGACGGCCGCGCGCACGATCTCGCTGACGCGGTCTTCGTGCCCGGGCTTCATCCGGACGCGAAGACCAAAGCCGCGACTGATCTCACCGCCTACGTGATCGAGCATCCGACCCGCGTGCGGCTCGGGCGGACGGCGCTTGACACTGCGTTCGTTGCCCTGGCCGCGCAGCTCCACGCCTACCTAGTGTCGCTGATCACCGCGGGCGTTCCGATCGCGACCGACGGCGGCGCGAACCTGAAAACCACCATGCTCGCGTACTTGGCCGCGAATCCGGCTACCGCGTTCGCGACAACTAAGACGGTGGCCGAGTGAGCGATTTCAAAGTAGAGAGCATCGGCGGCGGAGACTATGATCTGGTTCTCGCCGACGGCGATTTTGTGATCATCGGGAACACGGACGCGACATGGCTAGAGTCCGTCGGCCAGGATCTGCTCTACACGTACGGGGTCTGGTACGGCGAATCTGTGTTCGATCGGGCGCGCGGATTCCCCTGGCGTGAAACGGTCTTCGGCACACACCCAATTGAGGGGATCGCGGCCTTGGTCGCAGAGTACGCGTATGATCGCCCGGATGTAGAGAGCCTGGACCAGCCTCCGGTGATTGAGTATGACTCGGCCTCGCAACGGTTGACACTGTCGCTGGCTGCGACCGTGAACGAATTCACGATCCCCGTCACTCTGGAGATATCAGAACGATGATTGTAGTTGACGCGAACGGGATCACGATCGACACCTACGACGATCTACTTGACGAGATCCAGACCGACTTTCGAACGGCGTTCGGGGCTTCGATCGCGACGCGCCTAGAGTCCGTCGCGGGTCAACTCCAGCGGCTGATCACTATGCGCGAGCTCCAGATCCAGGAGCAGATCCTGGCACTGTATCAGCAGCAAGATCCGCGGCTGGCCGAGGGCGTGCACCAGGACCAGCGGTACTCGCTGATCGGAGTCCGTAGGCGGATAGCGCAGTATGCGGAAGTGCTAGGGACCGCGACCGGCACCCCCGCAACGTCGATCCCCGATGGCCATCGCGTGTCGGTTGGCGGGTATGTGTTCCAGACCGCGGACGGCCCGTATGTGATCGGCGGGGGCGGGACGATCGATAACGTCAAAGTAGTTGCGGAGGAATTCGGGCCGGTGGACGTGTCGGCGCTCGGGGCCTGGACGCTCGTAGACACGCTCTCGGGGTTCACCAGCTTCGACGATGACTCGCAACCGGTAGAGGGGCGTTTGCTTGAGACAGACGCAGAGTACCGCACGCGCCGCGAAAACGCCCGGTACCTGCGCACGCACCAGTTAGAGGGAATCGAGGCTGCGGTGCGGGAGGTTCAGGGTGTTACCTACGTCAAGGCTTCGCACAACTTGACCACGGCCACGGACGCGAACGGTATTCCACCGCATGGAATTCATGTCGCGGTGACCGGTGGCTATGACGACGCGGTCGCGGAAGCGATCTTCTACTCCAAGCCGGCCGGGCACTTGACCTACGGCGCGACGGGCGGTAGCCCGGTCTCGGTCGCGGTCTCGGACGACGGAACTACTGAGACAATCACGTTCGATCGCTTGTCCACGACTGACCAGGATATCTGGGTGGAAGCTACGTTGACCACTTCGACGTCCGAGGAAGCGCAGCTTGCTGAGCTTTCGAGCATCGCGACCGGCCTGCTCGTGGACTACGCGACAGCGAATTGGGAGCACGGGACGGACGTGCTTCCGTCGCGGTTGGATTCGGTATTAGCCGGACTCTCGGGTGTGGACGCGGTCTCGTGCGAGGTGTCCTTGGACGACGCCGCGACTGATCCGTACAGCACCGCGAAGCGATCGATCGGCGAGACCACGAAAGCGGTACTCATTGCCGCGCGCGTAACGATTACGGAGAATTAGGCCAATGGGAACCAGCACGCCACCGAATATTGACCAGGATCCAGTTGCGTTCGACACGCTTTATAATCTGCTCCTGGTTGTTACCAAAGCGGATCGGGTGGCTCAGGCCGTGAGCGCCGCAGCGACGAAACCGATCGCGGCTCAGGCGAATTTGATCGATGATCTGGTGCGAGAGTTGAGTAAGCGCTGTGGGCTGCTCTGGCTCTCGGTGTTCAATACTGGCGCGGTAGGGGACGGGAGCACGGACGATACTGCGGCGATCCAGGAAGCGATTGACACCGTGGACGCGTGGGGGGGTGGCGAGGTTCATTTTCCGCCCCCGCCCGGTGGCTCGTACAGTCATAGCTCGCTGACGCTGCGGTCTGGCGTGCGGCTTGTGTACCAGGGCGTGGGCAGTCCGGAGGGTTCGATCTACGGAACAGACGGGGATCAGTACCGGCGCACCGACGGCGCCAACTGGATCTACACCAAGAGCGGCGGCGCGGGAACCTCGGGCTGGGTTTCTGGGATCACGGTCAATGATGCGTTTCACCAGAGCATTGCCGCGGAGATCTCGGGGCTTACGCAAAAGGTAACCCCCGTCGGGGCTGATCACGCGCTGATTGAGTCCGCCGCGGACAGTAACGCGAAGCGCCGGATCTTGCTCTCCACGTTGCTCCAGGAAGTTGACGTGCAGACGTTCACCGGCACCGGAACGTGGACGAAGCCTAGTAACGTCGTCACGGATTCCGTCACACGCGTGATCGCGATCGGCGGGGGCGGGGGTGGATCTTCGGGTGAGGCGTACACAGGAGCCGATTCGTTCCCGGGGGGAAACGGCGGATCGATGGTGATCGCAGAGTTTCTCACGTCTGAGCTGAGCGCGACTGAAGCCGTCACCGTCGGGGCCGGCGGTTCCGGAGGGGCCGCGGTTAGCGGCGGGACCGAGAATCCTGGTTCCGACGGCGGTGATTCTGGATTTGGGACTTCGTTTGCTTGGGTTCGGGCGTTGGGCGGCAAAGGCGGTAATGATGCGAGCTCGAACGAAACACAGGATCCGAGCGTGTGGAACATCGTAGGTCAGAATCACAACGGTGGATTTGGTGGGCCGTTCGATAGCGGAGGTGGGAACGGTGATCCAGGCTTCAGGTCGATTGCTGGCGGGGGTGGTGGTGCCGGAGCTGGTGGTGATGCGGCCGGCGGGGCCGGCGGGGCCGGCGGATATGCTGTCGGTGAGCAGGGT